TTTGCGACTTGAACTTTTAATTCATCTAAGGTCATTTTCACTCCACAATAATTATATAATTATATTTATAAGGTTTTTATTTCGTATATTTGATATTTAAATGTAACTTCTGCTGTTAGATAATCAACATCTGTTTGGTTTTGTGAATATGACAATCCACTTAAACTTGTTGGAAAAACATCTGCAAAACGACACTCTACAACAGGATTATTTTTATTTGATAGTATAGTCATAATAGCATCACTATACATCGCTCTTTCAGGTGTTGATGATTTGACATCACCTATGTCTGTACTTTCACCCCTTGTGGTTGTTGCAACATTTGATGTTGCACTTCTAAAATTCGCAAACTGACTTTTGTCTTTTGGAAATCCAATCGCAGTTAACCATGTGTGCATCTCAATATAGTTTTGTAAATCTTCATCTACAATAAATGTAATGGATAAATCTTCATAAGTTAATTTACCACCCATCAATGGAATATTTTTTAATGGTGTTCCTAATTGTGCTTCGTCTAAAGTTAAGCCTGGAATATTACCAGCAACAGTAAAGTATTCTACTTTCGGTAACTGATTAATTACAAAACGAAACTGTGTAGGACTTGTATAGTCTAACTTAGATGGTTGTCTGTTTAGTGGTGATGTTGATGTTGTCATACTAGTATTTATAAGAGTTTCAGAAACAAAAAAGGACACCGAAGTGTCCTAATTCGTTTGGTTATAGTAACCTTAATTTTACATTAAGTTTGTTACTTTAACTCGTCTGTAATACTTATTAGTATTTGCTGTGATACTTGTGTTCTCAGCAGTACCAGCACTAATCACACCTGTGTGGAATGGGTTAGCAGCGATACCATAACGAGTTTTAAATCCAATTTTTGGTTGGAAAGTATTCTCGCCTACTGCACGAACCATTTGTAGTGGTACATATGGGCAGTAGAAGACACCAGCGTCATAAGGTGAAGTACCTTTATAACCTACAACATAGTATTGTGAAGCAGCGACATTAGCAGCATATGGGTCAACATATACTTTAAATCTGCCGTTCATAACACCAGCGAATGTTGTAGAAGTATCATCAACATTTAAGTTGTTGTTTAGAGCAGGTGTATAATCTAAAACTCCAGCCATTTGAAGTGCAGATGCAACATCAGCAGAACAGATGATTATATTACCTTTTCCTCTACGAGTTTGTTGTCCGACTGCGTTAGCATCTCTTTCTAGAGCGAACATTAAACCTTTAAATTTCTCAACAGACCAACGACCATTTGAATCAGTATCTAAATCAAAGATACCAGCAGTTGTTGTGTTTACTTGAGCACCAGCAACAGCAGAAAGATATATACTTCTTACTACTTCTCGGTTGATTTCAGCAAGAATTTCACCTGATAATATATTAGCAAGTTCTGTTTCTGCATCTAAACCATGAATTGCTTTAAGGTCTTGTGCAAGTTCCATTGTGTACTCAGCTTTTAAAGCACGAGTAACAGCGGTAACTGTTGTTTTTTCTATACTGAATGCCATTTCAGCGAAAGCATTTGCTGAAGCATCACCTAAAGCCTCACCTTGTGCAGTAGTCATACCTGTTGGTGATAGGTATTGACCAGCAGATGGTGAATCGTTAAGTGTAGCAGGGTTAGAACCTGTCATTGCAGATGATGTTAAATCTCCAGCAGCGTCATCATTACTGAATCCAGAATCTGCTTCATCACCGAGTGCTTCATCACCATCTTGTGATGCGAATCTAGCTCTCATTGCAAAGATAAGTCCTGTAGGACCTGTCATTGGTTGAACACCACATATATCATATGCGATTAAGTTTGGCATTGAGCGTCTTACTAAAGATATTAGAATTGGGTCCCAGTTCTCAACATCAGCACCTGTGCTGTTTGTTGGAGCTGCTTCCTGTAAGAAACTTCTATCTTCTCTTATTGCTTTCTCTTGGTTTTCAAGAATTACAGTAGTTACTGCCCTTTTATATGAATCCTCAATTTTTGGTAAATCAGGATGTGCAAGGACTGGCGACCACTTCTCTTGTAGATTTTCTGTTTGAAACATTTTAGTTTTCTCCTTTATTGTCTACTATTTATATATTTACTTAGTTGCACCCTTGACAGCAGTTCCAATAGCTTTACTATAAGCAGCCATTGAACCTGATAGGTCAATGTCCTGTGCAGGGCCAGTTTCTACATTATCTATATTTTCAGTTGTTTCCTTAATTGTTTTAGGGAAATAACTTTCTTTTAAAGTTTCAAGTTTACCTTTGAAGTCTTCTTCGTTTCCGAAGTCTACATCCTCAGTAAGACTTTTGAACTTTTCAATTTCTGTGTCAGCTAAATCAGAAACCATTTCTGATATAACTTTATTACGAGTTAGGTCATCATTAGACTTTTTAAATTCTATTGATTCCTCTAAAGTCTTATTGACTTTTTCTTCTAACTCAGCAATTTTGTCTGATTGTGCTTGTAGCACATCATATTTGTCATCAGGGATGTCAACATAATGGTCTTCAAACAACTGTTTCAAACCAGCAATAAAGTCTTCAGCGATTTCTCCTTTCAGACCTCTTTCTACTGCTAATTCGTTTTCTTTCATCCATTCTTCTACAACATAGTTCATGTATGTATCTACTTTTTCTGTAAGTTCAGATTTGTTAGATTTAATACCTTGTTCTATTTCGTTGTCATAGTTTTCTTGAAGTCTTGTGACTTCATCACGAACTTTTGATTTTACAGCACTTTCAAATACAGTTGCAGCTTTCTTTTTGAATTCATCTGACAAGTCACCCTCTCCACTCATAAGAGCTTCAACATGTTCTTGTACATCTATAGATTTAATTCTTTGTTCTACAGCTTCTTTTTGTAATGCTTCTTTTTCTTTTTCTTCATCAGTCATGTCTTTCATTTCTTTAGACATCATTTCTTTCATTTTGTCGTAAGTAGCTTTGACCATTTCTACAGGCATGTCTTTCATTTCTGTTTCCATGTCTTTCATTGCTTTAATCATTTCCATTTTATCCATTTCTTTGACTTCTTCTTTTTCAGCAATTATTTCTTGGTCATCTTTTACTTCGACTGAATCGCCAGCAGCTAATGGTTTAGCGACTTTCTTTTCGCCATCATTAGGTTTGTCGGCAGAATCAGGTTTACCCTCACTTTTCTGAGCAGCATCTCCAGAAGCTTCTTTCGCTTTTTTACCAGCGTTAGTTCCAGGTCCAGACTTATCAGTAGGTGATGTAACAGCAGGGCCCATATCTTGAACCTCACCGCCAGGTGTAACACTTGAAGCATCAGAAGCTTTTAACTGAGGTTCTGCAGGAGCAGCACCTTTCTTAGGAGCATCCGCTTGTTCTTCAAGCTCACTAAGGACTTCTGCCTCTAATTCTTCAATAGTTTTTTCGATTTCATTTGTCATCGGATATCTCCTAGTTGAATCTATTGTTTAATTAATTAATTAAATATATTCTCATATATTAGTCATTATTTATACATTATAGTAATTTAAGGAATTTTGCAAACTCCAAAGATTCTTCTAATGCTTGTTTTTTCCGAATTCTAGTATTGATTCTTTCTTTCGCCTCTATCAATTCAGACTGTATAAGTGCTCCATGATTCCATACCCACTCTCTGCCTTCCATGATGCCTTCTACGAAAGCACTAGGAGCAGATGGGTCTGAAACTATGTCAGCAGCTGTTGCCAAATAGAAATCATTTCTCACATAACTTTTACCATCCTTTTCTTCTAAACTTCCCATTCCTCTTGAAGAAACACCAAGTTTAGCACCCTCATCCATAAGAGTTTTAACGATTTCACCCATAGGTGTAGATAAGATTTTAGCTTCACCTATAAAGTTTTTACCGTCTGGATATAGTGCAGTTATCATATGAGAAGCTCTTTCTAAATTTATTGTAGGACCTTCTGGGTGTCCTAATTCACCATATGCACGCTTCTCGTTGATGAATTCTTTATTGTATCTGTTCACTTCTTTTTGAAGTATTTCCATTGGATACACACGACCATTTTTATTCTTAATATCAGCCTGCATAAAGACACCTTTAATCTTGTAATTCTTTTTGCCGTTTTCCTTTTCTTCTGTAATGTATTCTACATCTTGTATAATAGATTCAGATATTAGTTTTACTTTATTCATAATTCTCTCTATGTTGTGTAGTTAACATCCTTTTTAAATTCTAATATAACGAAACCAGATGTTCCTCTTGTTTCTGCATTTATATCAGATGATGTTGCTGTTGTATTTGTAGCACTGCCTGGTATTGCTCCAGCACTACCATCATAATGTCCTGTTCCAGCAAGTTGTAATGCAACCACATTAGCAGATGAACCAATAAATTTAATGATACAATCACCTGTATTAGCAGCGGCAGTTCCTTGTGTTAATCCCCACCAAGCTCTAACTAAATCTAATTTTGCTCCATTTGCAAAACCACTTAAACCATGTGCATCAAGAATTAAGTTATCTGCAGTATCATTATCAAATATTGCTTTGACTGTGACAGTTCCACCAGCACCAGCAGCATTTACTACTGTATCTCTTAATGTTGTTGTTACGAATGACATTAATTAAACTCCTATTAAATCGACAGTACTTCTTTTTCGAAGTACGAAATTAAGTCCTTTTCACGAACTTTATTTTTTTTACTTATGTCCTTAATTGTTTTTTCAAAAGTATTTAGGAAATCATTAGGTTTAGCATCCATAATTTTGAATACACCATCCACAGCAGATTTCATCTTAGGGGGTAATTTCTTATACTCCCTAGATTTCTTATGTTCATCTTTCTCTAAGAAAGGTTTATAAAAAGAATCAAACTTCTGAGCCATCTCCCTCATCCTGTGTGATAGTAGACTTAACAAATGTATTTGCTACTTCTTTTCTTTTTGTTTCTAGGGCATCTGCTACTTTTGAAGAAATTGTATCTTTAAAAGCTTGTTCAGCACCTAAGTTATCACCAGTGGATAAAGCATCTATTATATCTTTAGTTTCCGCCATTGTCATCTCCTTTATCACCCTCTAAATCATCAGGTGAAATAAACGAACCTGTCGCATCTTGTGGATATCTAGTGATACCATCGCCACCATCTGGCATATCAATACCACCATCCTCAACATCTGTTCCAGATTCTTTGTTAATTTGTGTTTGCATTTCATCTATTTCTGCATCTGTCATATTTAGTACATTTTTCTGTACCCATTCTTTACTATAGAATGTTCCGATATATGTTTCAATAGTTTGTAATGCATTTAATCTATCTTGCATCAATTCTGCTTTTTTCAATTCAGCAAAATGACCATCTTGTAAAAAGTTATACTGAATGTGTTCTTTCATTTTATTCCAATCTTCTAAGGTAACAATACCTTTTAGAATTAACTGAGCTTTTAACATATCAGTAAATAATGGTGTAAATCTTTTTCTTAGTCTTTGTACAAACTTAGTAAATTTTAATTCATCTCTAGTAATCTCACTAGCACGACCTAAACTAAATCCACTTTCAGCTTCCATTCTAGAAATAGGTACATTCAATGAACGATATAATTTGTTTTGGAAATATTTTATATCTTCTATCTCACCTAAGTTTTGTCCACCTTGTAGTGTAGTAATCTCTGTTCCACGACCACCTTCTCTACGAGGTAACCAAAAGTCTTCTAACATTGACATATGATTTCTGTCATCTTGTATTTCACCTGTAGAAGCATTATAAACTAATTTGTTACGATAACGATTCATAACATCTTTTAGATATTGTTCTGCTTTTATCTTTGGAAGATTACCTACATCAATATAAAATATTCTTCTTTCTGGTGCTCTAGATATTCTGTATATCACAACAGAGTCTTCAATCATTCTTAATTGATTTACAGGTTTGATTGCTTTGTGTAAGTGTGAAAGTATGTGACCTTTGTTTTGGTCAATTAAACCAGATGGTACATATGTAATAGAATCATCTGCAATTTTAATGCCTTCAGTTAATGCTCCAGCATTTAATCCTTTATCATTGTATAAGTAAAAATCATCAACACTTTTTATCATCTCTAAAGAAGTGCCTGGTTTTACATCTTTATTAATCTGTCTTACTTTTCTAATTTTTCTAGGGTCTATGTATCGTACTTCAGCGATACCTTTTTTTGGATTTTTTTTATCAATTACTTTGTGATAAAAAATCCTACCATCAATATACCATCTTCTGAATATATCATGTCCTTTTACATCAAAATCTAAAAGTGACAATACAGTATCAAACTCTGCACGAATTTTTCTTTTAATTGATTCGTTATATTCTAATCTATCAAGAACAATAGAAACTGCTTGGTCACGCTCATTAGATACAATGCCTTCATTGACTATATCTTCAATCGCTGAATCACATTCTGGTTGTTGTGAAATCTCACGATATCTACGAATTAAGTCAACCTCTGACCTCTCTCTACCATCTGTGTCTAATACTTGACCAAAAAATCCACCACCAGCAATTTCGACTGTGCCGTCATCATTAGCTGGTGCTGTAAATTTTTCTTGACTTTTGGTGTCTTTAATTTTTTCAAATTTAAAACCAAATAGTTCTGCCATAATAAAATCTCCTTTATTGTCCTTTATTTATAAGGAAAAAAAAGACTGTTTTAGAAGTTAACGCCTGAAGCTTCGAAGTGTTGATACTGCCAAGTGCATTCAAATTCTTCTATTGATGTATCTTCAGCAGAAGATAATTCAATAGCTGCAATAGTTGAAGGCCATGAGTTTCTAAAAATGTAAGATTTTATAGTAGTGCCATCTCTATCTAATTGTTCAACAGTTAAATCTGTTGCATAATCTGACATTGAATTAACACCAGTAGCATCAGCAAAGTCATTAATACCATTGTTCCATCTTTCAAGAGCATTTCTAATCATGAAGTCTGTATCATTATAGAATGTTGTTGTCCATGTTCCAGCAGCTGCAGTTCTATCTCCAGCGATATTAATCGTTCTTCCTCTATATTTTAGTTCAACAGTACCTAACTCAACAGCAGGTAATGAAGAAGCCTTACATAGAAATGAAGTTCTTGCAACATCTAATCCGATTGCAATTCCAGCAGGTGGTACAATGGTTACACGAAACTGGTTACTTCTAGCTCCGCCACCGAGTAAATTTGCCTTAAAGTCATCTATCTGTGCCATGATTAACCCCCTACCTCAGAAAATGCCACACCTGTTCGAGTTGCGACAAAGTTTAATGTAATGAAGTTAATAGAACGAGCAGGTTTGACAAATATGTCTGCAACAAATTCGTTTCTATCAATTACACTCCCTGTATTGTTTGAAGCATCACACTTGACTAAGAAGTCTGTAATACCTCTACGACCTTGAACATCTCTTAGGAAAGGTTCAATTAAACTTCTAAATTGTGCCCTTGTAAATTCATCGTTGAATTCAAAGAGTTGGAATTTAGCAGCAGTAGCAATTGCTTTTTCTAATACTAAGAATAATCTTCTAACATTAATTCTGTCAAAAGCACTTGGTTTAGTTTGAGCAGTTTTATCACCAAATAAAGTTACACCTTGGCCTGGGAAGTTAACGACTGGGTTAACTCTTGCCTGATAAAGAATATCTCTATCTGCCTTGTCTGGGTTAAATGATAATTTAATTGCCCCTCTAACTGTTCCTCTAGTATAACCAGCAGGTGAGAACCATGCATCAGCAACTTGGTCTGTGTTTGCACATAATCCAGCGACTGAACCATTTAGAGGTACGAATCTATAAGCATCATTGTACTTGTCATACATGTACATGTATCCACTATCGAATACCATGTAAGATGAACTTGGACATAAGTCAGCAGCAACTCTTACATTACTTGCTTGTTTAGATGATGTTGTAACACCGACTGTAGCAGAACGATATGGTGAAACAAATCCAACACAATCTTTTCTACCTTCTACTAGACTTGTAATCATTGTGACATGAGTATCATGACCTGTAGATGTATCAGCAACGATACTTGATGAACCACCGATAACTAAATTGATATCTTCTGATTCTGTATCTTTAAACTTATCATATGCAAGTTCGATTTCTCCAGCAGTAGTAGCATAGTCATCTGTTCCACCTGTAAGTTCATCTATTGTTATTGTGTCTACAGCAGTATAAGTTGATGTAGTATCTGTTCCCCAATTACTACCAGCACTTATATGGTCTGTCCAATATATGAAATTTGATTTAGCTCTAATTACATCTGCATAGTAAATACTATCACCTTGTGGTCCTTTTGCACCTGAGTTTTTAGACATATTACCAAATGCCTCTATAACACCCTTTGCTCTATTTCCAGCTGTGTCTGTATCATAACCTGTTATATCACCTGTACCATCAGCAACAATAACATGTAGTTCATCACCTGAACCACGACCATTGTTTGTATTATAGTCTGATGTGCCAGGAGCACCTGAGAATTGGTCAGCATATTTCCAGCGTCTTTTAATTTTAGAATCGTTTGGAATTGCAGTTTGTAAACCAGCACCAGATGGGTCATCTTTTAATCTGACTGTTAGTGCATTTGTTGATGTATTAATTGCAGTAACTTCATATTCGTTGAAGTCATCTACTGATACTGTGTTTGCTGTATCTGAATAGAATGATATTAAATCACCTACATTAAATGCATAACCTGAAGCATCAGCATCATCTACTGCAATCGTTGTATCTCCTACAGCAACATCTGCTTGGTTTACTAAGTTATTTGTACTTAAATCCTGTTCAAATGCAGTTGCAGTAGCACATATTTCTACTTTGATTCCATTTGCCCATGTTCCAGCAGTTCTTGCTGTCCACTCTCCATTAGAACCTTGTCCTGTTGAGAAACTTGCATCGTAGTGGTCTAAATCTCTGATTAGTACACCAGAGTTTGCTCCAGCATTTACTAAAGCACTCTCTGCTCTAACCACTTTAAGTGAATCTGTATATTTTAAAAAGTTTGCGGCACTAAAAAATGTTTCGAATTGATTACTTGAACCTTGTGGTTTACCGAATATCTCGACTAGTTCTTCTTCACTAGAGATATTAACTATTGTGGATACTGGCCCTTTTTCAAAAGCTCCAGCAATTGCTCCAATACTAGTTGCAACGGCAGGTACAACATTGGTTAAATCGACTTCATTTACTTGTACGCCTGGTGACACTAAAAACGCCATTGACTTACTCCTATTAATTATAAAGTTTATTCTTTATGTTCTTTGATTATATTTATAAAAAAATCATATTCTAGAATTTGTTTTTATATGTTGTTGAACATATAAATAGTATTATGTCAAGTAATCATTACAAAAAGTATAAAGATACTATCAAAGAAGTTACAAAAAGAAACTATCGTAAAAGAGTTTCTTCTTTAAATCAATATTTAGTAAATACAAAATGTATACATTGTGGTGAACCTGAAATAGCTGTTTTAAAATTTTATCCTCATGATAAAGAGATAAGAAAGACTATTAAAAGAGTGGGGATGAATGATACTAGTAGAAAAACTGTAAAAAGATTAATAGATTCTTCTAAGATTGTATGTTCTAATTGTATGATTAAGATTGAGAATGATTTATTAGACCCAACATTTATATAACTACCAGTCTGAATTAAAATCTCTAGTTACTGTAGTCCACCTAGTTCCATATTCATCTATTTCTACTTCTGGCTCATCTATTCCATTATCCACAAATCCAAATGGAGCCATGTCTTGTTCTAACTGTTCTTTTTGTTCAGCATACATTCTTTCTCTTATATCATTATCAGTTAATTCTTTAAAGTATACTTGGTCAACTGCCCATGCAAATATGAATAGACATGCAACTAAATCATCTGTACAACCATCATCTGCCTGCCATGAAGAACCTTTTACAATAAATGTAGATAACTCACTCATAATATCATAGTCTGGTATTAATAGTTTATCTGATTCTATTAATTGTTTTAAATTAGAACATCCTATTCTTTTAACTGCCTTAGTAGTCCTTACTCCTAACTGTGCCTTACCACCAGAGAATCCTGCTCCTAGTATTTGTCCAGCACGACCTCTCATAGATGCCATGACTAGATTATCATATTCTAAATCATATTGTAAAGCATTTGCAACCTGTTCTCCTATATCATTTACTTCGACTAATACAAAACATTCGTTATATGCTTTTGCAACTTCGTGTATTTTTTGTGGAAACAGTAAAGGTTTAATTTCATTGTTTCTATATTTTGCAACAACTCTATATGGCATTTCTGTTACATCTAATACCAAAAATGCTGAGTAATCCTGTGATGTTCCTCGTGAAACATCTGCAGTAAGAAAATAAGTTTTCTTTGGGTCTGGTCTTTCAAATATATCTAAGTCTGCGTTACTTTGTATCGGGTCGACATAAGGCATTACTTTTAATTTGTGTGGGGCGATGAGTGTATCAATAGAACCTAAGAACTCACATTCAAACTCTGAGTTAAATTGAGATTGAGATGTGTTTCTGATTGTTTCTTCTTTCCATACTTCATCACGACCTGGCACTTCTGACCAATGCACCTCTACTGGTATGTAATCATTCTTTTTACTTTGTGCATCTGTCCATAGTTTGTAGAACATATTCATACCATGTGGTGTTGATACTATCATTACTTTTGTAGATTTACCAGATGATATGGTAGGATATACAGAACTAAAAAATTCTTCTGCTAATGATGATGGTACATACGCAAACTCGTCAAGGAATATAATGTTATAAGAACCACCACGAATCGCACTTGCTGATGTTGAAGCTGCGAGAATACTTGAACCATTTTCTAAATCTAAACTACCTTTGTTCCATGATACAACTCCTTGTTGTAACCACTTGGGTAAGTTCTCATATCCTAATTGTAATCTACCTAAAATATCTCTTGCAGTAGATGACTTGTTTGCAAGTATAGCGATGTTTACATTTTGATTAAATAAAACATAATGTAAAAGGTATGCAATAATTGTTGTTGACTTACCAGACTGTCTAGGAAGTTTACATATGGTAAAACGATTATCATGGAATGTCTGTACCATGTTCTTTTGAAAGTCATACATGTTAAATGGTACAAGACCCTCATCAAGAGATACAATTTTCATATACTCTTGTATAAAATATATGGGTTCATCCATACATTTTTGATATTCCTTTATTTGTTCTTTTGTGAACTCTACAGGAACATTCGTTTTCTTTAGGTTTGGATTACCTAGATATTGATTAACATCAGTTGCCATTATATTTTTTTATTGATATATCTAATTATAGCGTATACCACTAAACCTAATATGATATACATGATACCATCAAACCACGAGATGTCATTTAATAAATCTGGTGTTATAAATCTTAAATCCATTATTTTCCTTTATCTCCTTTTAATAGTTTTTGTAACTCAGCAGTAGAACCAACATACAATGCGTTTGTTACATTTTTGGGTGCGTTATTAGGAACTTCTTTTAATCGTTTCATAGAACTTTGCAGACGAGATAATTTTTCTGTTACCTCTGCAACTTGTGATATGAGATTACCAGCTACTTCGTAACTTCTAGGGTGGTCAGATTGTTTAGCAACTTCTAGTATACCATCAATCGCATCTTGACCTCTTGCAATTAAATCATAGAAGTTATCTCTTTGAAATTTGTAATCACTATCAATATCGTCAAGAGTATCATCTCTTACGATTATATCTTTTGGTTTTTCTTTTACAAGTTCACCTGTTGTTTCTTCAATATCCAGAATTTCATCTAGGATATCTTTTGTTTTATTACTCATAATATTTTAGTCCTGATTCAGTTTATCTTCGCCAGATTCTTCATCATAATTTTTTGCATCTTGATAGAAAGATGTTGTTTCGTTAAATCCAAAATCGTCATCTGCATCTGCTGATGTTGGATTAGGTGTAACAGTATACCTTTGTTCTCTTTTCGGAGCAGCACTTGGTAAGTCTGTATATTGGTCAACCTGTACAGTCTTAATAACTTTACTAGATGTAACAGGCCCATATAGATAAAACTTAGTAGTGAAATCTAAAGTATACATAATTGCTCTTCTTTCTGTATAATCACCACGATAACTATCTTCATAATTAATACTGTTTAATACAATAGGAATATCTCTTGCGATACCCATTTCTTCCATATCTTTTATTGTTAAAGTATAATCTGGTTGGAAGTATGGAAGTATTTGTTCCACCATTTGTAACGCATCATCTGATTGTTTTGCCATTGCATATAATTGAATATTTAAATTATAAGGAACAGGCATAAACTGTGTATCTAATTTATTAGCATTACTTGAACTTGATTTTACTTTCTTAAATTTTTGTACACGATTTAATTTTCTTGCTGGGTCATATGTTAGATTTTGTATTTCAAAACCTAATCTTGGTAAAGTAATTGCAACTTTACTATCTAGTCCAGCGTCTTGGTCAAGTCTTGTTAACCATTTTTGTTTTGGCCCATATGCCAATGGAACTTTCATAGATTGTGTAATTACACCACTATTGTTTTTACGAACCACATGGATATCATTGAATAGAGTACCAAACCCTATAATAATATTCCTAACAGTTTCGTGATAAAATTGTCTATTTCCTAACATTACGCACTTACTCCAGCATCTCCAAATGGGTTACTTTCTGAGAAGTCTAACACAGAATTATCTAATCTATCAAATAATTCATTTTGTGCAGTCTTATCTTGTACAGCATCACCCACTATATAGTCTTCTGTTAATAGATATGCTGTATCCCCTGAATCAGCATCATTTTCTAATATTATACTTTCACCAACAGATGTTGAATCGTCTTCACCGATTATGTTATCACCATCTGTTTCTTCAAGTAGTAAACCAAAATTACTTCTTGCATGTTGTATATTTATCTCCTCATTTTGAGCACTTGATTGTTCTAATGTAAATTGATAATCATGAGTGTTTACACTTAGTTCATCTTCTATATCATCAATGGTTGAGATACCTGTATCAAGTGTATCTGAACCATACTCAAATTGTTTACAACTTAATTTAAATACAGGATTGTTGTCCAACTGATGAAATGGTTCATCATGGTCTACAAAACTAACTTCAAATATTTTACCTAATATAGGGTGATAAACTAAATCGCCCTCATAAGGTCTATCTGTATTTACTGCATCTGTTTCTGTTAGTATATAAAAATCACTACCTGTTGTTACAGTTTCTAATTCAGATGAATTACCTGTTTGGTCTATTGTACCAGATTCTAAAAGTATAGAACCACCTGTAGTGTCTGTTCCACTTTCTAGTCTTACTTGTTTTGTTAAATCTTGAAACCTATCTCGGTGTACTACTAAAGTTAATTCGTTTCTGTTTTCTAAACCAAACTGCGACATTAATTCTTTTTCACCTTGATATCCACCCTCTGCATTTTCCACATACATCTCAATAGGAACTTGTGTGGTAAATTTACTAAGTGAATCTTCACCTAAAACATTATCAATGGCAACAGTTGTTCTGTCTATGTAATAAACATCATGACCATAAATTTGTATAGCTTCTTTTACTAAATCGCTATACAGATTTTTCTCTGTTTGAATAGCGGTGCTATTACTTGTATGGAACGCCTTATTGACTGCCATTACTTTATCCTATCATGTAGTCTATAGGTGTTTCAAATGATAATTGAATTTGTTCCTCTAGTCTTTGTATTTCTTCTATTGCTTGAGAATAAATTTGTTCACCATTCATTGTTACCCCACCTAATGTTGCTACGCCGTTAAATTTAGAGAGGTTTGCACCCCATTGTTTTTTAATTAATGCAGTTGCATATCTTTTTAAATAGATATCATCAAAGATATCTGTATATGTTGCTGGGTCTATTTTACGATAACATTCTATAATTATAAATTCATC